CCCACACTATTACAATAATAAAACAAACATCGAATTATGCAAAAAGGAAAGAAGTTTCTAAGTGACCTTAAACTGTACTCAGATTATTTTAAATGGATAGACTCTGAAAATAGATATGAACATTGGCCGGATGCCGTAACAAGTATCGTTGATGGTCATAGAAAAAAATACTCACATTTGTCTATTGAACCGTATTTACTATCGGCTCAAGAATCATTAAATGAACAGCTTGTATTGGCATCACAAAGAAATTTACAATACAGACATAACCAAATAATGAAACACAATATGCGTATGTACAATTGTACCACTGCTCATATATGTAGAAACCGAGTATTTCAAGAAATTTTTTACGTTACATTATGTGGTTCCGGATTTGGTGGTTCCTTATTGTTACCATTCGTAGCGGGTATATCTAAAATTCAAAAAAGAACTTTTGGTACAAAAACATTTGTAGTACCTGATAGTATAGAAGGATGGGCTGATGCACTCGGCGTATTAATGAGTTCTTATTTTGTTGACAACCAACCATTTCCTGAATATGCAGGATATGAAATTAAATTTGATTACTCCAATATCAGAGAACGCGGTTCATTTATTTCGGGAGGATTTAAAGCACCGGGCCCGGATGGATTGAAACAGTCATTGGAGCGAATAGAAACACTTATTGAAAAATGGATTACAACAGAAGGTAATACAATAAGACCTATATTAGCATTTGATATTATATGTCACGCAGCTGACGCTGTATTATCAGGAGGTGTTAGACGTTCTGCATTGTCTATGATAGTAGACCCTAATGACCATGAAATGATTAACGCTAAAATAGGTAATTGGCGCACGGAAAATCCACAAAGAGCTAGAAGTAACAACTCAGTACTATTACTAAGAAATTCAGTCGTTAAAGACCAATTCGATCATATCGTTAATTTGAATGAAGGCGATAATGATATTGGATTTGTATTTGCTAACAGCTGGTTTGATGTGTTTAATCCTTGTTTTGAAATCGGATTTACACCGGTATTAACAGATACAGATTTAGTTAAAATTGACTATGATTTTATTTTTGATTTTGTAACTCTCAATCAAAACCAATTTGGTATACAAGGATGTAATTTGACTGAAATTAATGCAGAAAAATGTACTACGAAAAAAGCATTTTTGCGTGCATGTAAAGATGCAACTATTTTAGGTACATTACAAGCCGGGTACACGAATTTTCCATATTTAGGTAGTACGACAGAACAATTGTTTCAACGCGAAGCACTATTAGGTGTATCAATTACAGGTTGGATGAATAACCCAGCATTGTTTAATGAATCGCTATTAGCAGAAGGCGTGTCAATTGTTTTAAACACTAATAAAGAATTGGCTGAGGTATTAGGTATCAACCAAGCTGCAAGAACTACGTGTGTTAAACCATCGGGAAATGCCGCGGTAGTATTAGGTACAGCATCGGGAGCTCACCCTGACCATGCAATCAAATTGTTTAGAATTATGCAATTAAACAAGGACGCTGATTCAGCAAAGTGGTTAATGGAAAATATGCCATTTTTAATTGAAGAAAGTGTTTGGTCAGCAAGCAATTCAGATTACGTTGTTTTTGTGCCTATCGAAAACCCTACTAATGGCTTGTATAAAAAAGACATGAAAGGTGTTGTACATTTAGATAAAATCAAATTTATTCAACAAAATTGGGTAGTACCGGGTACAGTTAAAGAATTAGGTATTTCATCTGATATCAATCATAATACATCATGTACTGTTATTTTGGATGATAAAAATGCTGTAGTCGATTACATATGGAACAATAGAGAATTGTTTACTGCAGTGTCGTTTATATCTGATTATGGTGATAAAGATTTCAATCAAGCACCGTTTACTTCAGTATTAACTTTAGATGAAATTATTGCTGAATATGGCGATGGTGCATTATTTGCGTCCGGGTTAATTGTAGACGGTTTACATTATTTCAATGACAATTTATGGGCCGCTTGCGACAGTGTAATCAATAAAAATATACCATTAACGGGTAACAGAGAGCAGGTACTATTGAAAAAATATTGGGTAGATAGAGCCAAACGATTTGCTAAAAACTATTTTAAAGGCGATTTAAAGAAAATGGTTTACTGTTTGAAAGACGTACATTTATTGCACAAATGGCATAGCATAAATAAACAGTTTAAAGAAGTTGATTTTACTAAAGTACTACCGACTCCTACTTATAAAGACATAAGCAATTTTGCGGCAATGAGTTGTTCAGGCGGCAGTTGTGAAATCACGTATATCTAGATAAATTACGTATTCAGCTATATTTATTATAGCTGAATACCCATATATGAACTACCCTGTACGAGGATATTATCACCCAGAAAGTGCATTTGCTACCATTAAAGAATGGCAAAGTGTTGCTAACGAGTTTATCGCATTACAAAAAATTGGAATTGATACACGAGGTGGTACTATACCTGATAATCCAAATTTAGTGGCATTAATCAATAAATGGTTTGGTTATCAATTATATGTAGAAACACAACGATATGACGGACTTAAACAACGTGAAGTTTTAAATTTCATAGAAGATTTTGTTAATCATAGAGTATGGGGATTGAAGCAAGAATTTGGCAAGTACCTGCATCATCCAAATGATAACGGATCTTTTATAGATTCAGTGAAAATAGCATTCTTTTATTCTAGAGGAGCTTTGGAACCATATGTATTGTTAGATGAAACGTTTACCAATGCCGTTTACGGTACCACTACACGAGAAGTAAATACGTTGCATTGGACTACCAAACAAGGATTTATCAATATTGCAGACTCAATAAGTTCAGGTCATGAATATGCATTGTCTACATTTACCAAACAATGGAAACCATTTTTCCGACCTGAAAGTAATTATTTACTCAAATTGAGAGGATATCTAGTAGCAGCATTTAAGTCAGATGTGAAATCCATAGTAACTGACCGCGGTAACCGAGCCGCAAATATGTTTAGATTATCGTATCCGGGAAAAGGTGATAATTTATGTTACGGCGATAAAACTACAGATGATACGGGTACGTATTTATGGAATGAGATTATCATTAAGCCCCTAAAAGTGTTAGGGTATAAAAAGATACACAAATATTGAATTAGGTTATAAAATGAGCTCTAAATTAGATTTACACGGTGTTAAACACTTTGATGTAGAGGACACTGTATTGGATTGGATTCACTTCCAAAAACTGCCAGCTATTATAGTTACAGGTAATAGTGAGCCGATGAAAAATATTGTAAAAAATATTTTAAGTCTCAATAAATATTCTTATATTGTCGGTGACAATATTAATAACGGTTATATAAAAGTTACACAACATGAAAGTCAATTTTACAAAACTTAACAACAATGCGGTAGTTCCGCAGTATGCAAAACCAGGTGATGCCGGTTTAGATTTAGTGGCGATTAGCAAAGTCGAACACGGTGATTTAATTGAGTATGGTACTGGTATAGCAGTAGAAATACCAGAAGGGTTTGTCGGACTATTGTTTCCTAGAAGTAGTATTAAAAACTATGAAATTAGTTTAACCAATCACGTCGGGGTAATCGACTCAGGATACAGAGGCGAAATCAAAGCATTTTTTAGGAAACAAAAAACTCCTATTTGCAAACACTACGAGGTATTAGATAAAATTGTGCAACTAGTTGTAATACCTTACCCGCAAATTGAGTTACAAGAAGTATCGGAGCTATCTAGTACTGAAAGAGGTACTGGTGGATTTGGTAGTACGGGCAAATAAATTATAAATGTTATATATTTATTTAAGAAAAAAACTCTATTATGATACTCCCACAATCGACCGTACAGAATGTGATTTCAGAACAATCCAAAATCTTATTACCAAAAACGCTTCCGCAAGAATTAGTAGACCGCATCAATAGCGCATTAGCAGAAGAATACACCGCACATTATTTCTACCGTGCAGCTGCTAACTGGTGTCAAGGAGTTGCATATGTTAAAGCCGCGGCATTCTTTGAAGCAGAAGCTAGCACAGAATTGGAGCACGCTGCAAAACTTCAAAAATATTTAGTGGATTGGAATTGTACACCGCAACTACCTACAGTTAAATTTTCAGGAGAATTTGCCAGTTTAATAGACATAGTGAATAAAGCGTATGCTATTGAATACAAGTTAGGCGATAAATACAATGAAATGTCAGCTGAAATTTTTGCAAAGCATTTACCTACATTTGATTTTTTACAAGAATTTAGAACAATCCAAACAGAATCTATAGCAGAATATTCAGACAAATTGAATGCTGCTCAATTAATTGACGTCAGTAATAAACTGGATTTGCTACATTTCGAAGAAAGGTACTTCTAATGGCATACGTATATCGACATATTAGATTAGATAAAAATGAGCCGTTTTATATCGGGATAGGTTCCGATGCTAATGGTAAATTTTCCCGGGCGCACCATACAAAAAGAAATACGATACATCAAAAGATAACCAATAAAACCGATTTCAAAATAGAAATTGTTTTAGATGACTTGAGTTGGGAAGAAGCGTGCGAGAAGGAAAAGGAGCTGATTAAATTATACGGTAGAATAGACTTAGGTACTGGTATTTTAGCTAACATGACAATAGGCGGAGACGGAATAATAGATTTATCAGAAGAATCTAGAAAAATAATGAGTGAGAAGGCCAGGTTAAATCATCTATTATATCCTGAAAAATATAAACATACTCCGGAACAAATAAAAAAGATATCAGCAGCCTTGATCGGTAAAACTAAGTCTAAAGAGCATAGAGCTAATCTTTCGACGTCTAAATTAGGTAAAAAGTTGCCGTCGTTAACTGAACGACATAAAGCTCGGATAAGTGAATGTAGAACGGGACAGGCCAGAC